GGGTTTACAGGTTCTAGCCTTGGTCACGGTCACGGACTAGATCTGTCTATCGCGTATACGGATGTCATCATAGCTACTAAACAATAACTTTATAATATATGAAACTAGATAGAAAACCATACTGCCCACTTATTAAAGCGGATTGCAAACAACTAGGATGTAGCTGGTTTACGTCCTTAAAAGGCACTAACCCTCAGACAGGAGATTCTGTAGATGAGTGGGGTTGTGCAGTAACCTGGCTACCTATGCTACTTATAGAAACTTCTAAAGAGGTTAGACAAGGGGCGGCAGCTACGGAATCCTTCCGAAATGAGATGGTAGAATCTTCAGAGAGATCTCGGCAAACTGCCATAACCATTGCTAGGTTATCTGAATCTCCACGATTACCCATACTAGAACATAAGGATTAAGAATATGAAAGTAACAATAATACCTAAAGATGGTTTTGTTAACGTTGATGGGTTCTATCAGATATTAGACTGCTCCTCTATTCCTTCTAATATTCACGCCATTCAATGGGATACTGATCACGGAGAACTAGAGTATACCGCCACAGGGGACGGGAGTAAGTTTGGTAACACTCGTATAGAAGATACTGGCTTATTCCAATCTATTTTGGACGTGTGGACGCTAGGTAAGGCTAAATACGATGCAGAGATATTAGCCAATATGCCTACTAAGGATCAGTTAATTCAAATATCTTTGTCAAATAACGACAGGGCTATTCAGAAGCTCCTAGACGATAAAGCTAAGGATAGAGGCTATCGAAACATAAACGCTGCATGTGCCTACGTTTCTAAAACTTCCGTAGTTCCTAAAACTCATCCTTTATTCTTAAAATGTGAGAAGTTTAGAATAGAAGGTAATGCTCTTCAGACTTGGATGGCTTTAACTTGGGCTACCCTTCACGTATACATGGAGACTAATTCTAATCCTACTATAGAAGAGGCTTTATCCGTTGTACCAGACTTTACTTGGCCAGACTAAGATGGGATTAACCCCAGACCAATTAGGTAAAATAGCCATTTATCTAAAAGAGCCTAAGTTAAGCATATTCTCGGATGCACTCAACTGGGCAATGGCTCAATTCGATATTCTGGGATTAAATCAACAAGCGGCATTTATAGCTCAAGTAATGCATGAATCTGGGGGATGTAAATATGTAAGAGAGATAGCTTCAGGGTCGGCTTACGAGGGTCGTAAAGACCTTGGTAATACCGAGAAAGGAGACGGCGTTAAATTTAAAGGTAGAGGTCTTATTCAAATAACTGGACGAGCCAACTACACCGAACTAGGTCTTGCTTTCAAAATAGACCTAGTAAACAATCCAGAACTATTAGAAGAGCCGGAGTACGCAGCTATGAGTGCAGCTTGGTTTTGGAATTCTCGTAGATTAAATAGGTACGCGGATGGCACCGCTGCAGGGTTTATAACTATTACTAAGCGCATTAATGGCGGGACTAACGGGTTGAAAGACAGACGGATGTACTGGGAATTAGCGAAGAAAATACTATGTTAAATTATATCAAAATTGGAACAGCAGGCTTAATAGTATTTACTATTATGGGATCCGCATGGTACGTCTATAGTTTACAGGTTACAGTTGATGAATTAACCAAGGCCAATATAGAGGTAGGTATTTCCCTGAAAGATAAGACTTCAGCCCTGACTGCATGTTCTGACTCTATTAAAAACATAAGTTCGGAGGAGCTAAAAAAGAGCCTAATAGCACAACAAGCGGTTAACCGAGCTAAAAAAGAATCTAAAGTAGATTTCTCTAATGCCAGTGGAATTCTTTTTTATAAGCCTAAAGGTATAGAGATTACCTCAACTCGTAATACCTCGGAAGAAGACACTCTTATTAATTTGCAGCTAAAGGACTACCGGGATACTAATGATCTGATAAATAATTTTATTAAACAAGGCGTAAGATGAAAAAGGTAGGACTAACTACATTACTACTAGCAGCAATGCTTTCAGGTTGTACTGCCACCCCTGTTATTTCAAGTACTCAGTACGTCAACGTACTTGTTCCTGTTAAATGTAGCCCTACCCTGCAGGTAACTTCAATATCGGAATACCCCACCTCTAAGTTTAAAGTAGATATGTCTTTATTTGAAAAAACTCAGCTTATTATGGCTGAGCTTTTTCTAATCAGAGGTCAAAACAAAGAGCTAACTGCAGCTCTAGGGGAATGCACTAAATAGGCTAGAGGATCACTTGAACTTATTGACAGAGTTTTGAACCATAACTTCCAGATATTTATTCTCTAAACCAGTCATAATATCTGTTTGAAAGGTACTGGATTTAACGTCCAGAGTATTCATAATCTCTGTTAGAATCTCGTTATCTTCTCGACCACCCCACGTCTTAAAATACGTGCCTTGTTTATATCCTTTGGCTTGGCGAAACTCGTTGAGGATGTTCTTAGCTAAGTAAAGTTTATACAACTCATCCCAACTAATATTCATAGATACCATAACTACGTAAAAATGCTGAAGTAGTCCACTGATGGAGACGTGCTCCCCGTGAGACGAGGCGGAGTTAATAAGACGCATTAAACACTCTCGAACATCTGAGATGGTTGCATCCCCTAGATCAGGTAGGATAGAATCTACTCCAGAAGTCACATCGGTAATTAACTCAAAATAGCTAGTACCCTCTTTGATGTTATACATCATCATTTCAGATAGTAAGAAGTGCCAGATATCTATTACCTCCATCTTCATCTGAGCCGTATCTGGACCTTTACCGGAGTCCTTCCACCACTTCCATCCGGAGTGATCATAAGCTTCCCAAGCTTCACCTACGATTGCTACGCACCAATCATGGTTTTCATCACGCCAATTTTTGGTTACTTTGGAATTCAAAGCCTCTTGTAGAGTAAGCATTGTTACTAGTTGAGCTTCTGTTAAGGCGTTAGGATTTGTCATATCAGTATACTTTCTTTAGTTCTTTTAGGATTTCGGATAAAATTTCAGATACGGCGTGGTCAGCAGAGGACACAAAATTCATAGCCTGCCCTTGGTTGGTATTAGTGCTGAGGGTAAGCTCTAAGTAATCCTGACGTAGCTTATCTCGTAGTTTTGTCAACTTATTCACTACACTACCTACGGAGTCTTTCATTTCATATACGCGGTCAATAGGCACTAAGTTTGCCCCGTGCGCGGTAATTGCGCTATTCATTTGTTTCTCTCCTTATTTTCAGATTCACTTTGACCGAGTAGCCCTGCATACGCTGCCAAATCTATGTAGTCATCTTTTAGATAAGCCCCATTTCTAGCCCTGACTAGTTTAAGCACGATCATCAGTTGCCACACGTCAGCTTCCGTTAAACTATGCCCGCTAAGAGCATTGAATACCTCTGCAATCTGGGCTGCGGTACGCTCTCCCGTAGGCTTGTCCCGAAGAATCGCACGAGCCTTCATAGTAGACACTGCGTCTTCTAGGAACTCGTGGGCTAAGTCTACTTGAGCTGTTTGAACTACTGGTACTTCTTTGTTATTTTCGTTGCTCATTCATCTAATCCTTTAATGGTTAATAAGTGCGTCTTCTAAAATGAATTCTGGCTGATCATCTATCCAAATGTCTATCCAGATATCTAAAGCTCTCATGTAGGGTTTTTTGGCAGTACGACTCGTAAAATAAATGTCGTCAACTTTAGTAGACAGCCCACTTTTAACTTCGCAGGCTTCAGGCCCATGCCCATATCTCATTGTAACCACGTATACTTTATGACCTTTACTACGGGCATCCTTAATAAAAGTATCCCACAGTTCAGGGTCTTTTGTATACGTCCCGTCAAAGTCTAGGGATATGTTCATTAATAGGCCTCCTCTAAAATGTTAATTAACGTTTCTAACGTTACATTTAATCCTGATGAATTTCTATGACCCCCACCCCCGAAATGCCGGGCTATTGAAGTAACATCAAAATCTCCTACTGATCGTAGACTTACCGCAACCCTGCAATCTTGGGTGATATAGTACACGAAAGCAAAGTTTACGTCAAGTTTTTCATCTAAACAAATAGCGTTACCAATCTCGGACTGCAAAGTATTAGAATTAACTATTCCAACCCTGAACCCGAAGAGGCTGATTTCTTGCACTTGCTTAAGAGTAGACTCTATCTTGAGATCATTATGAGTACATATACTGTGACCAGTAACCCGTAACCCTGACAGATCCCACAGCTTATGCTCGTAGTCAGGGGTACTGCAGTCGTCCCAATAACCCATATCCCCCTTGAGCAAAGGTAACGCCGCACATACCTCCTTAGTACCTTTCAGTTTCCACTGCCACAGGTCCCGGTCTTGTACGTGAAGAAGCAACTGTGGAATAGGAATGTCCGGATGAAAATACTCCCAAGCCATTACGCAGCCACTTTTAGACATATCTAAACGACACCAGTCACCTAAACCCTCTAGATCGGTCTGTGCGGTCTTGTGGTGGTCAAGCACTACAACGCTTAGGCACAGCTTCTTAAGTGCCACCAGCGTCGCTCTAGGGTACGAGAAATCGAGGATGTACACCTCGGAGTATGCATCCAGCTGTTTTGGGGGCGCGTTGCCATAACTAACTGGTATGTATTGGGCCTGATCCCCAAAACGCTTCCACGCTGCATATTTGGATCCAAGGCCATCCGTGCAATGGTCGTGGTAAAGAATATAGATGTTACTATGTTTGATCGTTGTCATTACTAATCTCCACTTCGGTAAATGAGCTATCAGAGGAAATTTCTTCCCCAGTAGCAGTTTTTAAAACAATAGTAGATTCTACTCGAATTAGTCTAGAACTAACTTCGTATGCATCCACTTCAATAGATAATCTTAGATTTTTCTTAATCCATGCCAGGATGGCCCCGTCTAAGGGACTAAACTCATTACTTCCAGGAGTACTCGAGGATCTTTCGGTATGGCGTATACTCCCGCCAGTGCTATAAATACTAGAAGTTTCCCTGGAGTTAGGATAATGGATATGAGTTCTTACTCCCGGAGGATTATAATCTGGATCATAATTATTAATCCTGTCTAAAATTCTAGTCTCTATATCAACCTCTGGAATTTCCCTAGAAGTATCTGGGGTAGGCGCTCTGGGTGAGATTCCACCCCCATAGGTTACGTTCCCTGAGAGTAGTCCTCCAAGTACCCTCCCTCGGTCAGCAACACTTGTATTCATATATTGATTAACAAAATCCGAATCAACGAGAGCTATCCCACCATTGGGTAACCTCATAGTCTCCACAAGCATTTCTCTTCTAGCCGTCGTTGCTAAATTTTCACTAACATCCCTACTATGATTCTCCAAGGGCGTAAGAGTATCCATATAAACTCCTTTATGTCGTGTACTCTATAAATTTAATACCTGCATCCTTAATAGCCATACTACATATTGGACACGGGGCTGCGTTTCTTAAACTACCACCCTTCCCCACTCTAACTACAACCATTTTATAAGGTACCCCTTCTTTAGCTTTTATTAAAGCAGACATCTCTGCATGTAAAAATTGCTTAGTCCTATCCCCGTACTTGTTGGCATAAAAAGCTTGTCGAGGATGAGTTTTGCAATATGAATTAGCAGCTACACTGAGCACGTTTCCTGACTTATCTAAAACAGCAGCCGCCATTCTAAATCTACCAGTACCCGTCTCCGCTAATTTAGTTAATCTATTTAAAAGTGTTTCGTCAGTAATCATTTATACTTTGCTAAAAACTTGGGTAGTATCCCAAGTTTAGTCCTCGTTAATTACTTCAACTCGTAACCCAGATAATTACCGTACAGGGTTCTGTCTGCCCTACCGGAGGGGCCTTCGTAGATACATCAGTTATTTCTTTTCGAAAATCTCTTACAACGGTTTTACCACTCTCAAGTACCGCCGTTGGCATTTCGAAGAAATGACCTATCATCATAGGAGGCAGATCCTCTACTATATAGTTCAGGCGCTCTTCTCCGCCCTGGATGACGATTAGACGAGTTTTCATCTTATTTCTTTCTGTATGGGTTTTACTAGGTAAGGTAATTGACTCTTTGTACTATTCTTATACCAATAAAACATCAAATAGTTGACTTACTTTTGGCTAAAAAAAAGGTTAAATTAATAACCTTTTTTGACTTATACCTTCACTCGAGAGCACTCTGGGGTTACCCGTATACCAGTATACCTGGGAGGAGCTCATCTCTCCGGGGTCTGGCGTTTTGTGCCAGGCCCCACCAATATTCCACAAAGTAACTTCGTAGACGTTTCTATGATGAAACACAAATACTGAAGGGTATTACTTTACTACAACTACTTTATTACGACATTACTCGTGAACTGAGGACCTGTCCCTTGTTGAGGTGCCGGAAGTTCACATTCATATTGAGTCAAGCTACACCGAGGAGTTTCTCCAGGGTCGTTGATTACTATCAACTAAGTACTAACGTCGTGTGCCAGTTCTGGGTCAAGTACTGGCAAACTTGTAGTCGCCTTGTAACTGTTGCGTATTACTCGTGGAGGGCTGCCTGCAGCTCTTCAGGATCCAGGTGCAGAGGGAGGGTTCAACCGGTTCGTAGCGTAGCGTAGATTAGGTTGAGACCCGGACGTTGCACCTAACTATAACTAAGAAGTTGCTTCTTAGCAGTTAAGTTAATAACTAAATACTAATACACTAATACCCTACTGTAGTTTTGAATAGGCTACCAACTATTACTACTCGCATTACTGCTTGCGTCTTTTAAAGTTTTACTCGTTAGGGCCTCCGGGGCCCGTCGGACACCTGGTGTGAACTGTAGTCGTTAGTCGAAGAGTAGCGTAGCGAAACGTAGACTAAGGACGGTAGTTCACTCAACGTATAACCAAGTAGTAGCTACTTAGCCGTTAAGATACTAACTGAATACTAAAACTTTAAGACGATTATTACCAAGGTAATGCCCCGTAACCCCGTGTGCGCTAAACCGGAATCCATCCCTGAAAACCAAGCTGGTGATATGCCGAGGACTTTAGGAGGCGTCCCCCCATTTCTTAAAGGGTATGACTAACGTATTTAAAACTACTACAACTACTTTAAAAACCCGATCAACTCGTTGATGTCTGCGAGCACATCCCCAGGTACCCCCTTGGAGGTATCCGACGGAGATGTCGGCGATACCAGCTTCTAGACATCCGATCTCCCAGCTTGCTGGAGGGTGTGTGGAAATTGTTTCAACTTCCGAGTTATTACTAACTACAAATACTTGATCGTTGAAAGCGAGAGCGACCCCGCTGATATCTAGCTTAAGCTGTCATCGTGCTTCTGTTCTGAAGAAGTGCACAGGGAGGCTTAGTACTAAACCATTTCTGAAGTACCATTACCTCTGAAACAACTGGAATGTCTATAGTAGAGGATGAGTCCTTGGTGAATACGTATTTACCAGAGGTGTCTTCTATTATAGCAAATCCTTCATCTTTATACTCTACTACATTCAAAATCTCAGCCATGATAAATTCCTAAAAAGAGTGAAGTAGTAGTTATAATAAGATAAGTTCTCTTACACTATCCTTATACCACAAAAATCCAAAATGTTGAATTTGAATTTTAGGTATTAATAAAACCGTAAACTACTTTCGGTGAAGTCCTCGATGGATACTCCGACTAGCTTGGCCAGTTTAGATACTGTTCGTAATGTCGGTTGGTACAAGGATTTGTTTTTGCGACGCTTCTCCATGGCGTAGATAGTAGATGGGCAAATACCGGATGCCTTTGAAAATTCTGCGATGCTCATGTTACTCTTGAACCGAAGGTTAGAGGCGTTGGAAAGGGTATTGGATCCCAGCTTACGTGTAGTAATAGATTTCATTGGTAATGCCTTAGTAAAGACTAGTTAGTCCAAGCGTAGTATATCTTGGTACTTTGCTTATACCACGTTTTTGCAAAATGTTGAATTTAAAAAGAGCCGGTTAAGGCTCTTCTTAAATCAGTACCTCTTATGAAACATCTTACCGTATCCTCTGAGAAATTTTCCACATGGACTATCCGCTTTTCGAGACTGCTTAAACGTATACTGCCTCACCAAGCCATTTGGATAGCAGTCAAGCGCATTCATACTTCTTGAAGAATATCCACGACTATTTAGAACAGAGGTTACCTTAGTAATCTCCACAGTCTCCTTCAACTTAAGGGCCATCCTATGCCCGTACTCCACCGCACTCTTTTTAGTAGTAAACCTCTTAGAGCTAGCCCCTATCCAAACTAAGTAAAACACATCCCGCACAGTCGGCCTGTAGTCGAGTCTCTTACCTCCCCCATGAATGAACCAATCCACAGGAGGGATGCGCCTTGTTAACTCTCTATTAGAGTAAATGTATCCGGCTTTGATTTCGTAAGTACCCCCGTCTGGCCTGAGTACATTTACATACTTGTTGTTATCAAAATCTAGGATTTTAATTTCTTCAGTAGGCCCAAAGTAATTCGTAAATCCTACGTCAATTAATTTCGTCATGTTGTTCCTAATTAGAAATAAATCTATCCTTGAAGTCAGTACACATATTCATCAATCCAAACTTTTCATCCCCAGTCAAGATTCTTCCGGCGTAAATGGCATCACTTAAGTTGAACCCTTCTACGGGATTGACCAGGACTAGATTGGGGATCTGCTCCGGCAACATGTCAGAAGAGTCGTCAATTATAACAAACGAATCTACTATAACCGTATCCAGGCAAGAGTACGTTGGGAGCAAGTACCCTTGGCGAATCATAGTTTCTCGAGAGTTTTCATTTTCAGTTAGTTTGGTTAAGAAATCTTGAATTTCTACTCCACGAGTGGTCCCCTCCCTGCCGTATATCTCTCCCGTACGACCTAACAGATATATCGAATCCAACCCTATCATCTTAAACATATCAAGGATCTGGGTACTTGAGAACCCAAGTCTCCAAGACGAAGATAACACGATCAAGGCTCCGGTAGCATTACAAAGCTTATTGATAAGCCCTACCGATTCCTTGCTTATAGCTTCCGGATACCCCACAGCCACTTGCCTAGGGACAGACCCCCGCAAGGCAGGGTAAGGTACTTGACCAGTCAATACGAGGGTTTTACTGGACGTTAGAACCTCATCTACGTCGAGGAATATAATTTTCAGGGAAGTAAAATCGGCATGCCCTGAGTAGTCACCATTCCCAGGAGGGCAGGTAAAAGCATCATACTGAGTAAATGGGATTTTAATAACATCAGGAACCGTAAGATCTTTAAAATTGGAAGGTAGGATTTTCATGGTGCCGTAAACCCCCAGCTACTAACTTCGTCGTGAGCGTAGCCAAACTTGGCACGATAGTTATTGTAATACAAGCTGTTCCGTTCGATAGTGCCTGCTACTGAACTGATACGGATACTCTCAATACTTTCTTTAAACCCATCCCAGTCGAGGTCCTCGTTAGGGGTACTGGATTTGATAGACATCTGCTGTGACAGGACATTGCCGTCAAAGCCGCTGATTAATCCTTTTTGAATGTCATACACAACCAGTTTGGTTGCAGGGCGTTTGTTAGTAGGTCCATCTGAGCGAAGATTCATATGTTCTTTCAGTAAGTTAAAAGTGTCGAAGTTTAAAAGAGTTGCGTTGATACACAACTATTGTGATGGCTAAGCTGATAGGTCCGAGAAAAGCCATGGCATAGCTGAAGATTAGATCGTGTATATAGTAAGTCTCTAAAGGTGCCCAATCCCTCCTAGCATGATGAAATGTAATACCTGTTCCAACTAGGCCTAAGCCTAGCCAAAGTAATGCTTGAAGAGTTGTTATGAGGGTTACCAATCTCCAATCTTCAGGATAAGGTTAACATTGGCCCAATCATCCCAATCCTGCATCCAGAGTCCTTTTGTGCTAGTATTGTAGGGGTGGTGAAACACAATCCTATTCCAGCTTGGCTTAGAATTAACCCCAGTGATAACGGGCTTATCATCAATCAAGTACTGTCCGTTAATTACAGTCTTATCCTTTGTAAGGATTAGCCGATCCAACCAATAGTTACCGAGGTATTTTTCTACCCAACGGGTCTTCTCTGAGGCACAGTTATGATCCTCGTAGTCGTAGTCAGGGGCCGTGCACAGGAAGGGTTCAAAGTGCCCCTCCTGAACTATGTTTGCCAACCCTCCCAAAGCTCCTGGCATAGGTAAGATGCTCTCAAAGAAACCTGTACCACGAGTAATGGCAAAGATGTCCTCTTTGAAATCTTCAGGATAGTGATTTTCGATATAGAAAGTATCGAAGGTGTTTGGTTCGTGATGGATCCGGTCAGGGTGGCGCGCCTTGTATTGACGAAGAAAAGCGCCTTGGTAGTCGGCTATGACTCCGTCCATGTCTATAAGTAACACGGGTTTCATTTAAAACCCTTTGTATTTTCGTTTAAATAATTTTCGTTTACCGCCAACGCCTGTTGGATTTTCTTATTAGATTCAATAATCCCTAGGATTTCTGAATCCCAAATAAGGGCATTTATTACGAAATCTATGTACTCCTGCTCCGCTAAATTCATAGTAAGAGTACTGATAGGCGTATTAAGATGTATAGGAGCTTCGCTGCTACCACACCTGGTAAAGGATATGGTTTTAGAGGCATTGTATAACCTAATCATATTACCGCTAGTTACTTCAGATATACTCCAAGTATCAGGGTACTTCTCGTAGCTATCAAAAATATCCTGGAATATGGGTCGAATTTGATTTTCGGGGAGATTCTCTAGAAAACTCGCATCTATCTCTACCACTATAGTAGAATTAAAGAAAGATTTGATACCTGCCCAAATTGTAGTTAAAAATTTCATAGTACTAAATCCTTGCTTGAATTACAAACTGCGGAAACATTACCCGTGCGACCAGACCGAGTAACACCATCGTTACCAACTACGCATACTCCTAAATAAGGCTTGCGAACCTCACGTAGAATAACTACAGAGTCTCTGCCTTTAGTCATATACGTTTTTCCAACTGAGAACTTAGAGCCCATTGGCCAAGTCTTTCAGTCTCCCCTGTACTACTAGCGACAAAAATGCGCCCTCGTACTGGCCAGGATATGTTGTCTTAAAATACTTTTGAATAGTACCCATTGTTTCCCCTCGGCCGTTTCCATGAGAGGTCAATGACCGAACAATATCGTAAATCTCATCGGAACCCAATTGAGTAGGTAGTAGTTTTTCAAGTACACTTATTTCCCAGCGATACTTTTTTGAAAATACTTCCTCGGTACTTACACTAAGTATCTCATAACAGTTTTTGATAAACTTACTGATAGTACTAATCACTTCCGAGTCCGTACTTTCCCGTTTACCATCATTCAATCCAGTGTTTGCAGCCTCGGAATACAACGTCGTCAGCAGGGTAGCCAAGGGGATGTTACGTGCAACGCGGGCACGCAATTGCATTTCTTTAATATCTAATAATAGTGACATGTAAAACTCCAGGTAGGATAAAATGAAAAAGAATGTAAATTGCTTTACACTCTTCTTATACCACAAATACTCGAGGATGTTGACTAATCCTATTCATACTCACGTCTGGCAATCATTTCTAATCTAGTCTGGTCAAAAGTTTTATTACCTTTGCTGGTACTCCACTCAGCATTACTCATACCCCGGGTATAATCCTGAGCCCCTCGTGGCGGAGGAGGTTGTCTAGGGTCTTTGCGGTTTGGGTAATCTTTATCAAATAGCATTAATAAGCCTTTCTTGGGTAGGGTAAAAAGAGGGTTGAGCTCCTCTTTTGACTTCTTGTAGCGATACTTTTGGGGTTTAGCTTACGTTGAGTATGCTACTAAACGTCCTCGAATAGTATCGAAGCTCTCTACATTATAAAACTCACCATCTTCATAAACCAGCCCAAGGGCACCTTGCTCTTCCTGTTCTGGAGCTTGTTTATCGTACAGTACAAAAGTACCGTTTTCTTCCTCAACCCTAAGAAGACCTTTGGCTGATTTCTTAGTTTTATTGGTATCGGTGGCAGGGTCTTTATAAATTTCTACCCAGGCTCCGTTTACCACCCCATACGTGGCTTTCATCGCAAAGCCGAAATTATCGCGTGTGAGGTAGTTGTAGGTAAATGACCCAATACCTAATACTACGTTACAAGAAGCAAAACCCTTCTTCATCAAACGCTTCATGATACGGTCTGCTCGGTCTAGGGTAATAGAATCCCCGTAGATCAAACCTACTCGTTCATGTAGAACTTTGAATCCTTTCTCCGTTACTGTTCCGTTAAAGATATCCCATAGACATTCAACGGCTCCTTTTTGTTCAGGGGTTACGACTGTTTCAACACAGGAGACCGTACGGTATCCGTCTTCGTAGTAGTATTGCTTATCATGGCGATTCCACTCGATATACCCTTGCAGTAAATACGCCTTACCCTCGTAATAGAATATCCCAGAAACTTCGCTATTTCCGCATTCTCCATGAGGGGTTGAATCCGCCTCGTTCCGAACTATTCTCTCCAGGAATATTTTACAAGCTTCTTTTAAGGAACCCCCATCCTTTGTCAGGTCCGGAATATCCAACCCACATAAAATATCCACAGGGTCACCACTATCCGGCCGGAATACAACCTTAGCCAACCCTTGAGCATTAGGCTTGCGAGCCAAAATCTCTTCCTTGAGGTCCGCAGCAGTTTCGCTAATGACTTGGAAAAAGTCGTAGCTATCTGCAACTAGGCTAACGATACCTGTCGGGTATGTCTCCGTTATGGTTTTTTTAATGAACAAGTTTTCAGCTTGTTTCTTGAGGTTGCCAGATACCCCTTCCCTGGCAAGGTTAATCTCTGTATTAGCAATGTTCAGCGTAGTAACAGAGTGCTCTGTAGCGGGAACACTGCCTGCGATAAAGATACCTTTGGCCCCATACGCATACTCGAGCCAATCCACGGTACTAACCGAGTCACTACCGAGAAACGATAAGGAATGCCCCGCCAAGTTCTTAGCTGCATCCATGTTTCCACTCATACCCCTATTACCGAAGGAGTGGCCTTGCCAGTCTACGAACTCCTTCGGCGATCCTGTCTCTCCTGCATAGTGAGTAAGCAAACGCCGGTAAGCATGGGCAATAGTGGCAATAGTAGTAACCTTCCAACTATCGGCTGAAAGACTAGTCTCCACGTTGTTTACCAGCCAAGCAAAGTTAGGATGGGTATTAGCAATAGTGAAGACTGGGACCTGCATAGGTACTTTACTACCTTCTGGCAAAGCTTTGATACTCAACGGAAGGTACCCTAGATCGTGTAGCGCAGCGATATGCGCCAGATCCATAGGTTCTCCTGTGAACGGCAGTGTGCGTTCTGCAAATTCAGTCAGGACCTCCGTCTTAGGGCGATCAAAGAACGACTCTTTCCACATCAGGTGAAATTCTTTTAACGTACCTTGAATACCCAACCATACCAGTTTGTGATCATTAAATTGTTCTGGGATGCCACTAAGCTTATCGCTACGTGGAGTAAAGTTGGCATACAAGTAGCTTGTCCCTGCCGGGAAGACTGGCGGGTGAGATAGCTTGTACGAATCGAGATCGTGTAGTGCTTTAAGTTGAAAACGTTGTGTCATTTAATTCTTTCTTAGGTAATTTTTAATTCATCAAAAAACTTAATATCTAAAGGCATCCCGTATACGGGAAGCACCCTTAGACGGGTAGGGTTAGCCATCCTCTTTTACCAGGATACGCCAATACTTACTGTCTACGTAGCAATACGGGTTAAACTATATCTTTTTTTTCAAAGCCTCTTGAACTTATATCTATACATGCTAGTCAAGACCTAAAGCAATGGCAGATACTAACAAACCTTTATCTTCATTAGAGTTATAGCGGGATCTATCTACGACCGCCGCTGCACTCTCTGAACTACGACACTCCACTATGATACTAGAACTAGAGGTACCGCTGCCCGTAGCTTTCAAATAGGTGGATGTAGTTATTAAGACCCGGTACACGGTAGGGTTCATACTCACTTCATCAAATTGGTGTATGGAGGATACTCCGGATTGAATGGACGAGCACAATAAACTTCGTCTATTAATCCTTTAAATACGTCTAATCCTTTACTGAAAATACCGTGGGTAACATACAGGATAACTTTACCAGTAGTCAACGTCTTTAGGGCTTCTGCTAGTTTGATAAAGGTATAGCCGCCGTCACAAATGTCATCCACGATAAGAAAATCCTTATCCCCGACATGCTCAGAGTATACCACTGTACCTGTAATAGCTCCGGTCTCCACGTTACGAGTTTTATCGGCCCGTACCACTTCCGTAAAGCAGTACGTCTTAGCCAACTCAAAAATCTTCTTATTGGCACCTGCATCAGGGGAGACTAGAATCTGCCTATTTCGCCCCAATACCTCGATCATTGGGTTAAATACCTCCGCCTGAGTTCTGACTCTACAGTTATTAATCAAGGCCACTAGCACGTCAGAGTGGGGATCTTCCACAATAACCTTACTGTAGTTTTGGGAGTTGATGAGGTCACAGAAAACCTTAATAGATAGGGCCTCTCCCGGAGCGCACACTCTATCTTGACGTGCGTATGGGCAATACGGCATTGTAAGAATCAACGGGGTCAAAGGCAGGTCCCGACGAACCGCATCAGTCACCATAAGCAGCTCCACAATATCTGCTGAAGAATGAAGAGTTGCATGAATAGAAATATACTCACCTTTATCTGCGTGTAACTTACCTTTAATTTTTACAGAAACTTCTCCTCCTGAATAAACAAAACTATTTACTTCCCGGCTACCACCATTTACTAATAATTGTACGCTCATTATAATTCCTTTACAAACATTAAACCCGGTTGGGCAAAAAACAAGCTCGATGATCTGAGCTTGTTGAATTCTACTACACGTTACTTAGGTTACTTCATCTTGGAGAGGAGGTTATCCAAGAACTCCTTGGTTATCCTTTCCGAAGTGCTCGACTGATCCCGAGCCGTACCATTCATGCGCTCGGCAAACTCCTTCATGTTGAAGCGTTTTTCAGGACTATTCTTCCCGAACGCTTGCTCCAAAATATTGGAGGACCCCTCTTCTTTCAAGTGAGTCTTCAGATCCCCGATGAGCCCTTTCAGAGAACCAAGAATTGCTTCAATAACCAAGTCCTCCTCTTCTTCCAGAGAGTTCGGGGAACCGCATCGGCCACAGGAACACTCCTCCTCCTCTGTGCGAATCGCCAGATCCTTCAATTCGTTGGCCCAGATTTTCATCTGGTTCAGGCGGGATTCCTTGTCACTCCGTGATACTTCGGAGTCAGTCAACATCTCCTCCACATGCCGAGTCATTTCCCCCATATAGTGGGTCAGCGAGTGAATCGGATTGGTACCGTCGAGGTTGGTTACGTAACCTTTCGAGTCCACCACGAACGCGTGGCAGATACCCAACTGCAAGGCTGAGAATACGATAACGGACGGCAGATTCTTGATAGTAACGGACATGATGTTTCCTTTGGTTTGGTAGGATTAGAAAAGTTATAAGTCTTATTATTTATAATAATACTCCTTACACTATCCTTATACCAATAACTAGGTCGATTATTGACTTTAGTAAAAAGTGTTAGTCAAATACCCCGTTGGCTTCACGGTAAATCTTATCCTCTACTTCTTGACGGTAAGGTATCCACCCTACTAAATTCTTATGACTAAAAACATCCCCAGAAGGCGTGGCTTGATGCTCAGTAGGAGTTGCGTGAATAGGTGATGAACCTACTAAATCCTCATGAAGCTTAACGTCTTTTTTCACGTCAGGGACCTTCTTATCATGTGTTAGGTAAGATACCCTAGCGCACCTGGCAGTAGATAGCTTTTTACAGATCTCCAGTCCAAAATTATCAAAATCAAGAGCAGTGACATACGGTAAATGCCACTCATCTTCCTGTAGTAACTTAGGCGTAGAGTTTTGCATAGCCGATTTCATAGCCCTAGCCAGTACCTGAATTTCTGGTTGAGCCATGGAGTGATCTCGTAAGTTAAAAAAGTTCTCCCATTCGGTACCACTAACAACTACATGGGTAAATTGCCAAGTTTCCAAAATTCTATTGGCTACTTGCTTATGTAGACCGATCTTTCCCATAGCCCATGCAAGACCACACGCTACCTTAGCGCCTAGTACCCATGCACCTTTCGCTAACCCTAGCCTAAATCCCTTTAGATCTGTAGCTGCTTGCATACCGGGTTTATTCTGACCCCACGCTACAGGCATAGCCGGATCGTTCCAAACTTGTTTAAGCATTGTTCTAACGGGGATAGCTCTACTACTGGAGGCATTACTAGACAAGGCTCGATGCTTATTAAACTCGGATAAGATATATCGATGAAAGCGCAACTGAAAAGTTACAAGTCTATATCCTAAAGGACTTACACTATCTAGTACTACTGCTGCTGAGATTCCGTGGGACTGTTGTAGTTTTGTCATATTAGTTTGGTTAAATTAAAAAATTGTTTTTGTTGCTAAAGAAAGCCCGGTGATCTGGGCGTATGTAAGAGTTTATCTACTAATTATTAACCAAAACTAGGTACGTAATTACCAAATTTACTTTTTACTAAACTACGTAAAAATGCCAACTGAAGTTGAGGGGCCTCATTAACATACCAAGTCATCTCCCCCTCGTTGTTGGCACTTAGATACTCTGATTTCCAAGCAGTGGTTTTGCCATCAGAAATTATAGGGGATAAAAATACACATGATTCCTGCAACACTGGGGCCCAGTTTATCGAACGAGAAGAATACCCTCGTAACTCCTCAGCATAATCATTCTCTATTTCGACCCAGTAATCTTGGTATCCTATGTTATTTCTATTTCGTTGAGAGAGAGTATCTCCTTTAGTAACAGACTTGACATCTAGTTCTAGTGCCTTCCCTACGTAATAATCTAAATGCCTCCCAATCAAACTTTCTATAGAGACATGATTTACAGGAATGGCTTCAATCGGGGTATTGATCATTATTTGAATCTCTTAAAAGGTTAAGTTCAGATGTTAAAACTGCATTTGCTAGTTGTAAACGAATTAGCTCTTTATATGCGGGTATTCTATCTACCGGCAAATCTGGCCTTTGACTAAGTAACGCACAACGATTAGCTAAGTCTTTGTTATTACTTATCCAATGTTTAATATCCTTATCGTGTTCAGCGCTCATTAATCACTCCTCGAATTATCGGATCCAGTTATACAGACCCCCACGCCCCCTTCTATTACCAGTACAATATCTCCTACCCTAACTATCCCGACACCATCTTCGTTAGATACCTCAGACCCTTCTACTGCTATAAAAGTATGATCGCAGTCTGTTACCCCTATGTCTCCTATTCTAATAACCCCTATCCCGTCCGCTATAACTTTATCAGAACCTGTCGTCCAAACCCCCACAAAATCGTGAGGGTGATTTGGGGCACTGGCCTCACATACTCCTGTTACACAATCTCCGACCCTACACACTGGTGATGCCATGCTATTTTCTCCTAAGTATTACCAAGGCGGACCCATAACTGCGTCAGCGTAAGCGTAGAACCTCCAACTAGACAACTGAGCCCTGAGCCTTAAGATATTGGCTCGTTGAGCATTATACGCCGTAAGGTTGGCTAAAAACAGATCGTTTCCGGGTATCCTACTTCTGGCAGCTAGGTATATATCTATTGGACCTTGATCCACTGGATCAGAACCTTCTGCGTCTTCAGACGCCTGTTTTAATTCGGCATAGTTAGGGATGTTAATATCTCTCCACGCCACCGAAGACTCCTCAGATGCATCCATATCAGCCTTTAAAGAGGCGGCAGCATTGACCAAGCCTTGAACGTAATTAGTATAATCCCTATTGAATTTTAAAAATTCCCCGTCTTTTACATCCCCCGCGAATATGTTTACCGTAACCCCTATAAGTCTAAGGTTAGCATTAGCTATCTCCACGAAGGTATATTGCTGCTTAGTAAGAATTGAAGGTCTGCCCGTAGGAACAGTATCTGCTCTTCTAGTACTGGGGATGAAAGGTATCTTATCCGATGTTATAGGCGGTATTGATAAGTCTACAAATTTAGCATCCGACATAATATATTCAGATTTGACCTGACAGATGTTTACCTTGTCTAGTATATCTTGAATATGGGGAGGGTGGGTCATAGAAGAAAACTTAGCAAAAGCAAAACTTTTTATATCATTTATGCTATCTGCAACTGCAGATTTACCTGCGGATATTCCATCGGTAACACTGGAAGTCATAGACCCTACCGAATTATTTAGGTCCGCTATACCAGTAGTAATCCCCGCCTGCATATCCGCTAAAAAACTAGGGGTAAGCTTTTCCCTAATGCTTTCTAGACTAGCCTTGGCGGTAGCTAGGGGTGCGAATGCTGCCTTAAAATTAGCCCCTGCCCCTTCTTTCACATCTCCTATCGTTGCATTAAGTTTTGCTTTTATACTGTCTGCAGCTTTCATCAACGGTAATTTAGTCATAATGGAATCGGTAATGCCTTTAACCGATGCCTTGACATTATTAGCTGCAGTTTCTAAAGATAGCGCCATAGCGGAAATCTCGGGCGTTGTCGATAGCTTAAGAGACGCTATTTTAGAATTAATCTCATCTGCTACGCCTGCAGCGGGATTAGTGATGCAGGTTCCGCTTTTTAAGCCGGATACTGCTGAGTTAAGGTTCATCATGATAACTTTTCCATTTATTTAGTTTTTTAAATACGGCACTGGTAATTTTTCTTTTGTTATATCTGGGTAATTACAGAGTATCTGACCCATACTGGTAGTAAGACAATCTGCTGATTCTCTCAATATACCATCTTTACCTGGAGGTTTTCGAATACGCCCTTGAGATATATTAATCTCCTCTGCAAGTTCTTATAACTCATCCATCTGTTTAGCCAAAATTTGAATAGGTCCACGCACGTCTTTAATCTGCCTACTCATTGCTAAAATTAAACCTATCACAGTATTACTCATATTAATTCCTTAATAAATATTAGGTATTAGTACTTTTCTTATACCACAAAAAAGCTATTCGTTGACTTCTAGAAATTAAAAAGAGCCCTATACAGGGCCCTCTTTTTACTCGTAGTACGTGCTAATTAGATCTGCTGAAATAAACGTATTATCGGTCCGGTACGCACGTTCACAGAGACTCTGAGTCGGGTGTGTAGAGCCAGCATAATAGCTTTTTCCCGAAGAGGTCACGGATTTAACCTTGGCCTGCCACACCTCTTTTTTTTGTATAGGCTTATCCCAGGAGTATTGATCGGACCAAGTACCTGGATCTTGGATTACCCTGTTAAAGTGGGTACTGTTACCTATAGTAGTCCCCGCTACTACTAATAAGCAGCGTCCTTCCCAGGCATTTTTATACCACAAGTGGCTCTCCAAAGTCAACTCCTGACCCTTGAACATTACCAGTTCTGGCCAACGATACTCTGCATTCGAGAATCTAACACAGCTAGGACCCGTCTGAATTTTATCCCAAGTATTGGAACCCTTATCGGACATCTCTAACATATCACCCATAAATACAGGTTTTTCATCCACGTAGAAGAGAGGGGCCATGAAAATATCTCCTCCTTCAGTAAGTCCCCCCTTAGTCCACGAACCAAATTGATCCGATTGAGCATACTTTACAATACCTAATAGTGGTTTATTATAAGTATTTCGTAGATCCCACTTTATAATATCAACTGGGAAGGATTGGGCGGTGGTTACAGGGGCTCCTGCCTTGGCTTGCTCCAGGTTAAATGGACGCATGTTTTCAGGTACGTTACTCATTGTCAATTCCTTTTGTTTCGGTTTTAATACGAGGCCTGCTCTTGACTGTCTGGTGTTTACCAGAATTTGATCGACTGGCTAAAAGAAGAAGATGAAGCTTAAGATTCCTCTTTTTCAAAACTTTTATCAGCTTCATTGAATGGGTTGTTTAGCACAAGCGGGATTAGGCTGATGACTACAACTAGCTATCCCCGTCATCAGTAGTAGAGAGATCATTAGAAACCTCAGGATGTTTGTAGTTTTCATTAGGGGTAAATACCTTTAGTTGGTGTGGGTTTTGAGAGATTAGATACATCTCAAAGGCTTGAGTGAAAGATGGGATTTGAGATACTGACATTGTGGTCCTGATACGTTGTGGTAATTGACACTTAATTAGTTGGTCCCTCGATCAGAAATCGAATCTGAATCACACGCTTAGAAGGCATGGGCATTATCCATTATGCTATCGAGAGATTTTTAAAACTTTTAAAACAATATAGGATCGGAGTGGAAGGGCTCGAACCTTCATAGGGTGCACCCAACCGTGTCTCACTTATAAAGAGCAATGCATTACTCATTACAGATCCTCAAGGCGCGTCTACCGATTTCGCCACACCCCGCTCGTATATTGTTTCTACCAGAACTTCGTCAGAAAGTAAACCGTTATGTGTACTACTGCACTGGTACTTACAAATCCTGCTATACCGACTCCTGCCGCTACCATCACCCCTACTACTGTAAAACCTTTTTGATTTTTATTGAAGTTAGTAAACATAAACATATCCTAATAATCCTACAAAATACATAAGAGCTGCTACAAAAGCTGTACCCAAAATCCACTTTTGTTTTTTACTAAAACTATTTATAAAGCAGACTACATAAAACATTATAACCTATTCTATGTTGTAAAGCAAGGCTTAGTATTACCCAAGCCTCGCTTTATTACATATTAATTGCCGTTACGGTCAATTGGGCGCAGTGCCGGAACGCCCATCTTTTGCAATGCAGGAGCGAATCCGCCACTCGCGCTGATGGTAGGGATTGTGACGTTGTCGTCGTCCAGACCGCCCATCATCATAAGCATTGGCAGCATTGCAGCCATGCCACCTTGCTGGTTGCCGCCACCGAAGCCACCGGACATCATCATGAGCATCATCGGATCGATACTCTTACCTTTGCCCGACTTCTTGTTTTTACCCATGGCTTGCATCAGCATCATAGGCATCATCGCCGCCATTGGGTTGGAAGCTGCTGCGCCTGCACCCGCTGCCGTAGCCCCGGACGTGGCAACTGCAGAATTGCTGGTCTGCATTTGGGAGAACAGCATCATTGGCAGAATCGACTCCAGACCTTCAGAGTCATCGCCTTGCATCATCAAGAAAGGCATAAGGCTTGATTGCAAGCCACCCACGCCTGAATTGCCGCCACACAGACCACCCAGACTTTGAACCACCATTGCGCCACCGCCATTGGCGAGGATTTGAACTTTTGGCGGGGTATAGTTTTTACCCATACCGTTCTTGTCCAGCAGCTTCAGGGCCGAGGCGGTCTTTTCCTTGACCCAGCCCAGGATTTCTTTGTCGCCGACGATCAGATCACCAGGCTTGATGTCGGCGAAGGGTACTTGGGTGGCGAAGGCGGGGATCGCCATGCCGAAGGAGTCAAAGGGGTTGACGCTGATGCCAAACTCAACCGAGGCTTCCGTGGCCTTGACCGCCCGAACGCCAACCGATGCCGGATTGCCTGGAGTTGCCTCGATGACTTCTTGAGTCAGAGTGTAGATGCCGTTCTCGTCTTTCAGGCCTGTTTGGCCGGTCTGCAGGTCCCAAACCAAGCCATCGATACGCTTGAACATGCGGGACAGGAACTTTGCGGACATACCATTTGTGTTATTGAACATGTGAAGCCTTTTATGATTAAAAGAAAGCCAAGATGGCGGGGGTAAAACAACAGCAAGAAACAACTAAAAATCCCGAAGAAATCTCGGGGGTAAGTCCACTACAGTGCGGGCAACCCTCTATCCGCACGTTCGTTGTTATCAAAGTACAGAGTCATTCCAGTCAGGAGGGAGATACCTGAGCAGACTACTCCAACCCAACCCATAATACTTGCGCTTGCAGCAAATCCGATAATCGCCATAGTGGCGAAGATGGAAGCCAATACGATCATTACTGTTACGGTAGTGCTTTTCATAATATCCTTTGGTAGGTTTAATTTTTATTTGTTTTTAGTGTCACCCGCTATAATCAGTGACATGGCCTAGGTAGAATCCATCTATGGATTAGGCTTTGTGAAAACCCTAGCAACTGAGTTCAGTCAGGGTCATGCGGCAGGATACTATGCTGTACGACAGGGCTCATAGGAGTCACCCGTTTGCAAGCGTCGCTACGTGAACGGCATCATATATGCATCCTCCACTTTCTATCTAGGCTTTAAAGTTTACGGAACACTATGTATTAAACGTATAAGGTTCTTTACACTTCTCTTATACCAATTTTACAGTCATTTGTTGAATGACTATCCCTGGATCTTTTTGATCGGGAATGGGACCTTGGTGATCGGCTGACAATGCCCGTCATCGGCTGCGTAGGACTTGGTCTTGTAGTCGGAATCCAACATACAGCCGACGTTACCCGACACAGTTGAACACTTTACAGGTACCACCTGAGTTTTATCAGGAGATACGAACTTGACAGTGGCCCAACCATCCCCCTGAGGGCATTCATTGGTTTGAGTACTGTCGCCGTTTGCGATAATACCGTAACCTGCCAAGATGACATTATTAACACGGTACCGCTGTGCGTTGAACAGAGCGTTCTCGTTGGCCGTGCCTCGAGCTTGTTCCAGAGTGTCAAAGGACACTTGGGGTGTTGGTTCCTTTTTGCTGCAACCTGCCACTGCCGTAGCCAGTGCGAGGATGCAAATACAGAGGGTGCGTTTCATTTTAGTGCTCCGTAAAGTTTAGATTAAGCGAGACGAACTTGGAGATCAGGAGACATGACACCCATTGCACCCGAAACCGTATTCTTCACCAGCTCGAAATCGACCTTCTTCAAGACGACATCAAATCCCGGACGGTGAAACTCCTGGCCGATCCGAACTTCCCGAAAGAACGGGCTGAGGTGAGGGTGATCCGGACCCTTGGTGATGTGATGAGGCCAGCTCTTTTGATCCACTTCTTTTTCCACGACACCTGCATCGTGGTTCAGCTGAGTGCGTGTTTCTTTCAAAGCCTCTTTGTTCTCCGAAAAGTTACCGGATACTGCCCATACTTTTTTTGCGATTGCCATTTGAAACTCCATTCATTAGTTGAACTTCACGGGGGTTGGTCAGCCTAAGACCCGAATTGAGTTTTAGGCTGGGTACTGTCAGAGTAATACATTTGATCACTGCCAAGAACTGACAATTGGACAGAGGCGTTACCATCCCTGAGTTAAGGTACGTAACCTGACTTCTTGAACTAGTAGTACCACCATGGCGGTTGTAGTCCTCCCAATACCTTGTTACAGGCGAGTCTAATTTTATAGTTGAGGTTACTAAGATTAATTACCAATGCCAGCTTTATAGAGAATACGCAGAACACTTAGGTACTAACGTATTTAAATTATTCCGGGAGGATACTAATCAAAGTAACCTTTACTGCGCTTGATAAAGCCTCGAGGGTTGTCAGTGCCGGTGCGGTTATTTAGAGATTATGGATTCCCTCCGTAATTCTATTAATGCTATCCAGGAGATTACCCTCTTATTTAAATCAAGTTAAACTAGTCACCAGTCGAAGCGTCTACCAATGACAACACCAGACTTGTGCGATTAAAGTTTTCGGAGTTAGTCGAGATTGCCAGGGACATCTTGTTGAACAGGTAGATGGAACCGTTTTCAAACAAAATCTGACGATTACCATTGGGAACATCCTTGGCGTTGTCGGAAATATCTTTGGCTTCTTTAAGGCCAAGATTGAAAGCGGAACGAATGGTCTTGATCGCTGCAATGCGGGAGGTTTCGTAATTGTAAACCAGGCGGAAAGAGATACCCTTAACACCCTCCTCAGTACATTTCAAGTCGTGCTTGCCGACGGTGAGGTGGGTTGTTGTTGAGTCCCATTGGGCACTATCCAGGGCAACGACTATGTCATTCAGGTACGTGTTGTGAACATAGCTGAAATCAAAGCTGTGAACTGCAGCAATCATAGTTCTGATAGCCTTGATCTGATCCCCCTGCAGCTTAACAACCTTATGAGGAGTTGGATAGTTCATAATAATCCTATATAGAATACTACGTTGAAAAACAAAAACCATGCTTAGGTTTAAGGTAAGCATGGTTTAAAATTGGTGGGCCTCCCGTGATTCGAACACGGTACCAACAAATTATGAGTTTGCTGCTCTAACCTAGTGAGCTAGAGGCCCGAAACTGTGGTGGGTCGAATTGGGCTCGAACCAATATCCCCTCAAACCAGGCCAACCTGGTCGAAGTGCCTTCCCGATTAGACAACCGACCCTTCGTTCAGACAAGTCAAGACTATACCACGCCTCATCTTGTCTGTCAAGCTTTACTTCTTACCGCTTCGAGCTTGCAGCAACCTGGGTACGAGTGTACACCGTGATACCGCAGGGGCCAGTGTACTGGTACACGTTCCGGTGACCATTACAGGCCGAGAACGGGAAGTTGGAGGTTGTGCGCTTGCTGTCGCCTTGCCACATGGCCCGGGTATCGCGGTTCTGCTGGTTCTTCGCCTTTGCACCGTTTGCTGCATCCTTGCGGGTCTTGCCGCGACGAACACGGCGAGCTGCGAAGAAGTCCTTCTGGACCTTTGCTTCGTTGGCAGCAGTTTCTGCTGCGATCAACTCAGCCTGAGCAGCAGTGACAACTGGGGCCGCTTTGGTTGGCAAAGACTTCGCCGATTTGACGAGGGTCTTGGCCGAAGCGGTTGCTGCTGCGAGTACCTTCGCCTTGGAGTCAGCGGAAGGGGATGCGATGTGTTTGTTTGCGGTTGTCATGATGTTATTCCTTGAATAGATTCTTAAAAATTCTGAACTTTGCCAGACGTTGCTCTTCGTCAAATTCTGGCGATGTGTTTTTGTAATACGCGTTTACTAGGTTACCCTTTTTCTTCCGGGTAGGCTTTGAGATAAGCGTGGATGTACGGCATCGATTATAACCAATCGGGCAATACTCCTTTTTTACATTTTCAGATTCCTTAGCCTTAGCTGGTAGGGGTTTTAGATTAGGCTTTTTTTGAAAAGCCCTTATTACATTTAAAGGGATAAACATATTGCGTCCTTTAAATTCAAGATAAAACTAAAAGCTGATTTAACTAAGCAAAGAAGAGATAAACTCCTTTACACTCTTCTTATACCAAGTTTAGTATCGTTTGTTGACTTTTAGTATTAATCTACAATTGTGACTTTAGAGCAGTGTTTTTCTTTCCAGGATAGATACACCGCTTTAATAACGTTAACAGGTACAGGCTCATTCTTAGCCGAGCAGTTTACCCAAATAGCGTGGTTACGTTTTCTTAACCATGCTTGATAGACATCCTGGCATTTCGAAAATAACGCCAGTAACGCAGTAGACCCAAGCACAATTAGCCAAGCTAATCCGTAGACGGCAAATCCGCTTAAATCGTGCATCGAGGAGTTTTCATAAACTTCAGAAACAAAAGAGTATATTCCTACAAGTAAGGTGACTAGAAATACTAACGCCGATACGGACATTACAAAAATTCGAAGTATCCCTTTCAAAATGTTTAGTCTGAAAGTACACAGGTTAATCTCCTCCTCCCAATAACCTAGATCTCCGAAGTTACGTGCAAATCTATAAAGTTTTGAGGTTCTGCTTATTTCAATTGATTTCATTATATTACTTTCTAGGTTAGATTAATAAAAAGGATTCGAACCTTCTGGGATTATTTTATCCTTTACCACTCTACTTATACCAATATATGAGAGTGTTATTGAATGCCCTAAAATAAAGCAATAGGGGATAAAATGAACAATACTAAAAATTTAGTAAGCGGTGTAGTAGAACGATTCGTAGGGTGGCTTAGTATAGTAATAGGAATAGTCCTCCTAATACCTAATCATTCCATGATGTACAGCTCACTGAACTACGCAAAAGTACTACCCTACGTAACTACTACTATGATTATACTAGGACTTTGCAATTTATACTTCTCATGGCTAGGTGGTCTACCTTCCAGAATAGGTATATTATACATATCCATACTTACGTGGGGGTTTGCGGCGTATACTACATTAGTAGTGTCTCCTCTTGGAGGTATAGGTTTAATAACGGGTATTGCGACAGTAGTAATATGCCACTGTATAGAGAGAATATACACCCTAGGCGTGTATTTGCGTAGGGTGGGTCCTGAATCTACTTACCTGGCGGTAGAACCAAGTGACCCAGCATAGCGCCTAGTCGTTCATATTCTTTCTGTTGTCTCTTCAGCCACGCCAGATTTTCTTGTTGACGATGGGTAAACTCTGAGTCGGATTCTAGTTCTTGATATTCTACTAGAATATACTCAGAGTATCCATCGTTACTGGTGATCAATCCAACATCTTCTCCGTATTTATCCAGTAGTTCGTTAAATAGATTTCTAGCCCCGACTAATGTCATGCCATTTAACTCCATAGGCTTGGAGTGCCTAGTAAGTATACGTTTTTCACTTTCTGCAATCATTATGATTTCTCCGTAGGTTCAAATTCAGCTTTTAGATCCATGTACAGGCTGTGTCTATAGGCCTTTTTATTATCACTGGCAGTAATACGAATAGACGCCTCCTCTTCGGTCTCGAGTTCTTTATAATCTATCTCCAAATCATCCCCGTACACAATAGCGTCTGAGCCCGCTGTTACTAGATGAGTACTTAATAATGCTATTAACTCTACTAAAAGAACGCCGTGGGCAGATATATCGAAAATGTATCGTTCTACCATCTCTTTTTTAATGATTTCGCTCATTTCAATTCCTTCGGTAATGTTGCGATAGGCTTATTCCTAGCAAAGTATGCCTGTTGATGAACATCAAACCATGCTCGATCCTCCGCCGAATACATTTTCTTGTAATTAGCGGAGGTTTGCTCATACATCTTCTCTGCTGCCTTTTTGGCGTCAGGAGCCTTAGAGTGCATTAGCTCCCAAAGATCGGACCCAGGGGTTACAATAGTATCTTTATAACGTTTTTCTTTTAGTTCAGCCATGATTTAGGTACTCCGCTACTTCTACCAGACTCAAGAAATATTGCCCCCCATTAGATTTGATCAATTTACCCGTAGCTTCTAGAGAACTAATCTGAGCTTTATTAAAGAATGGCCTATCATAGATGCCTGGGAGATCGTGCCAACAAAAGATAGTTTTATCTGGCCGTTTATTACTATCGTCAACGGCCTCTGCAATACTGTAAACCCCCATCATATCTGGGGTAATTACGTATAGACAGAAATCACAAACTTCTCGCTGTCGCAATTCCTCCGCTTGACATTCCTTGGTCCAGTTCTTTACTACAGGATTAAAGTAATCAATAGTTAATAGGGGAACCAGATCTTCTCTCCACGTTGAGCCGTTGCAGGTTCCGCCTAAGAATACTTTAGTATAGTCGCGCATGTTTAGTGCCATTATTAATCCCAGTAGTCAATCTTCTTCTTACCCAGAATCTGAACCTCATAGTTCAAATCGTGACCCTTATTCAATTCCGTCCTATTTCCGGCTCGGAACTGAGCTTCTTCTTGTTGCCTAAACCATTTACTAGGCCTGTTTACTGCGTGATGACCGGCATCACTATGGTATTTAGCTAAGGTTTTAGCTAAGGATTTACCTTTTTTAGGAATTCCTACGGATAGCCTATTCGTAACTTGAACATAGACTAACATAGGGGCGTTAAACTCCCCTGTTAAACGTCGTTTAGTTTTACTCATATAATTATTACTCCTCAATCACCCGTTGAACCTACTAAATTCTTCACGAATATCCATTAATACTTTACCCATAAGATTTTGACCTCTCCATTTAGAGGGATCGAGGGCTTCTTCTGTCAGGATACCTTGGCCTATTCCCCAAATTCTATCTATCGGACTAGCTTCTACCAGAATCTTACATCCCGTACTTATCAAAGTCAAGTACGAAACATAATTTTGATTAAACTTTGCCACATTAACTATCTTCATAGCCTGTTCCCTGACGGACGCCCACTTCTCATCGTCATAACCTACTATTTCTCTACCTATTTTCTTAGCCGTAATAGGGTTACTACAAAGACTTATGCTGTTGGCGGATACGTGATCCTTAAAGAACCTAGCTTTCAAGAACATAAAGGCCTGCTCGGAACTGCCAAAAGTTGTTCCTTGTATAGTTACAGCAGTGGGGTAGTGATTTGAAAACACAGAATTATTACCATAGAATAGTACTAGGTCATCTGTTTCTTTTTGCATGTGGTTCTCCGAAATATTAATAACGCGTGGTGCGTTGTGGAGGTTAATAGGAGGTAGTACTAAGTCGGGCCAGTGTAGTTTCACATAACCTTCAATGTTTATTGTGGCAAATCTCTCAGGACTCGAACCTGAATCGCACGGTTTTGGAGACCGGCATCCTTCCAATTGGACTAGAGACTTTTTGTTGTGGTGGGAATTTTCAGATTCGAACTGAAGAAGCCTAAGGCGCGGGTTTTACAGACCCGAGATAGTTGCCGCACTATCAAAATTCCCGTTACTTGGCAGAGAATAGAAGGATCGAACTTCTGTATGGGATCGTCAAAGGATCCTGCCTTTCCACTTGGCTAATTCTCAATTGTTTTTTTAAAGCGTTAACTCTTCAATACCATACTCTTCAACCATCTTCTTCCACGCAAACTCCGATTCTTCAGTACTACCGGCGTCTCCTACTAGCTGGTAGGTTATCCCCGAGAATGCAGTACCCTTAAAGGATACCGGGTCATAAGTTTTAATGAGTCCAGAAATACGACTTATCCCAGAACCTCCTGAGCCTACGAAGTAATTTCCTTCAGTAGTAAATTTTATAGACCAGAGATGCATTTTATAATCGGGCTTATGCTCGATAGGCTCTACGACCCAATTGTCATCAGGCTCAATCATCGTCTTCAGTCGAATCAAGTTCAGTAAGACCATTTACCCGCTTGTACGCACCCCAAACATATTCCCCATTACTAGAATACCCCCCAGGACCTACTAATTCGTACACCCGGCCACTTGCAGTAACACCGCGTAGTTTGTCCTTGTCAAAGGTTTTAATCGCAGTAGAGACCCTTCCCGAGCGTCCTACGTGGGTTCCTACAAAGAAGTCACCCTCTACCATGTGTTTGATAACCCATTGGCTCAGGAGAATTTCCGGCTCTTCTGTTACAGGTGCAGTTTTCCAAATACCGCCATTCGTAAAGCTAGCAATGTACTCCTTACGATCAGCTGCGAAGTCACCAAATGCTAAGTCTTTGTTATCTGCGTCCATTGTGCTACTCCATTTGTACTACGTTAAAAAACTTGGCTCCCCAGGCACGGATCGGACGTGCGACCTAACGATTAACAGTCGTTTGCTCTACCACTGAGCTACTGAGGATTTGAGATCAAAAAAGCCTGCGACTTATTCAGAGGCAGGCTTTAAGTGTTTGTTACAAACTCACTTGTTAAAAGCCGCCAATACCTTCCATCCAGTTATAATTATACTGGGTTTGGTTATTTGAGAATTGGTATGGTGAAGTGTTCATAAGCATATGTTAACACCTAATCTCTAATAGAGGAAGGAAATTTAAAACTACTTCCAGAATAACTGCGTCCCGCTTTGATAACTGCAATGTTTATTAAGGTATTTCCTTCAAAGAAAATTAGCTTATCTCCATGAGTACCTAGCCAGTCAGCGTCTTCGTCAGTAATCTCTTTCCAAAAGTCCCTAGATAGCACAATCAAATCAGTTAGCGGATTAAAACTCTGCCTAATCTTGCCCACAGGAGTTAGCTCAACCTCTTCGACTTTCTCTTCTACGTCTTTTACAACTCCTAGAATATCCATAGGCTTACCGAAGTATCCCACTAACTTTTCGATCCACGATAAAGCCATTTATTTTCCCTTCAATTGTTTAGGTACGTATATAGGCATACATGCTAAACAAAGTGCATCTGCCGTATGATTCTCTTTAAAATGTAGATCCTCATCAACGCATGCTTTAGCAGCAGCTATTGAGAATTTTTTATCCAGCTTATCGCTAGGATTCTCAAAGCCTCGTACCATATGTAAAGCTTTGACTAAACTTGTCTTCCAATCAATTGCCCTCTCCAGTCTAGTAGGTAGACCTGGAGAGTGTGCCTCGTTAAAGAAGATATCGATAGCCCCGATAATTCTATTAATGATTTCAAATTCAGCAGAGTCCACGTTCTTATAGGAGATAAAGCGTTCCATAGTTAGTTGTTTAAAGACAGAATTTTTAGGTCGAAACTCCTGAAATAAAGCCGTGATGGCTAACACTCCAGCGGTAATACTCTCGTAACTAGACATGTTAAAGACCTTACTATTCAAGACTGTAATAATCTCAGTTTCCGTGTCTTGCTGAATAAGGCAGTACCCCAAGCTCTTCCATCCTGGATCTATTCCTACAAAAACGTTAATCGGCATTGGTTAACCAATCTTTCTTCTCTCGATTTAATTTCTCTATAATCTCTAGAGAGTCTTTGCCAAAGATGGCCCGCATAGTATCTCGGAACATAGCGTGATTCAGGCCCCCGCCCTCTGCAACCAACCCATGCTTACTAATATAAGTAGAGCACACTTTAAGCATAGGAGTGGGATCTGGGGTTTGTAGAAGGCCCGGAATAGTATGAATTAACATGTTAGAGTAAGATGAGATAGATCATGGTCTACCGGGTACTTAGGCATAGGTCGAGTTTTGTAGTATTCTAACCAGTATTTTTGAGTGTCTTCTGGCGAAGAGTTGGGGAGAGGCCAAAGACCTGCGATAGCAGGATTATAAGGTAATGGTTTATTGCGATCTTGATCTGAGTAAAATGGAGAGTTGGGGGCAGGGGCTACAACCTTTTTAGGCTCATGCTTATCCTCCGGGAACGCACTAAAAATAGGAGCCTTGTTATGAAGTACAGGAGTTACCTTAGTCATTACTAATTCCAAATGATCCTTAATACCTTGAAGCTTATCCGTTGCGACTGCTTGGGATAGAGAGTCTACGTCCGTGTATTCAAGCATTCCCTGAAGCCAGTAAATGAAGTTTTCTTGATTCATATATTTCTTTCTAATATAATTAAGTTAAAGCTTAGTCTAGCATGACTAAGCTTGGTTGTCAAAGACTATTCGTCTTCCGCTCTGAGACAAATTCCTACTGGAAAGATAGGTACCCCGTCCTTGGAAAGTTCTTGGTAACTAACCGTCAGCAGCGTCTGCAAATAGATCTTTGCATTATCAAACCACTCTTTACGCTGTTCACGAGTACCAGTAGGGCGAACGTCGAACTCCATTCTATTCGCTGTCATACAGCGCCAGATCACGGTACCCTCATCTGAGCCAGTTCCCGACTTGTACCCTACTATAATAAACTCCTCATCCAGAAAATCCTTAACCTTTTGCAGGTTAACACTACGAAAGTCAAAGATATACTTACCTTTACGATTACGAATCATAGTCCCTTCAAACTTTAGAGACCAAATAACGTGCTGGGCCATAAGCTGCTCTTCATTCTCGACTAGTATAGTCTCTACAATTTTGATAGGAGAATCTTCAGGTAGGGTGTCGCGGATTCGCATGAGAATATCCATTCGATCTTCGTAATCCAACGTGGTATCCGCTATATCATAGACCCAATATTCTAGACTAGCCGTACCTGAATTTACTTTCTTAACTGCTGCATTAATATCCTGAAGAGGCATACCGTGAAGATAAATTTCTCCGTCCAAAGGCGCTTCTGGAATCCAGAGTAGTTCTCTAACCGCATCTTCTATATGAGTTAGAGTAGTGTAAGATTTACTCCCCCTAGAGGTTATACTTACTGTACCATCCTCATAGTTAGAGTCCAGAGCCCTAAGCCCATTCAACTTAGGCTGAATATACACAGGCCAGTCCAGATCATGAGCTCTGTCACTATACTTATGCGCAAGCATTGGTCGTAAGTTAGAGAATTCATCCACGCTGGTAGGAATGGTTTCGGAGTAGTTTTTGTCAAGTTTCTTCTGATGCTTTGCCGCCGCCTCGAGAATAGCTTGACTGCAGGGAGTTGTCTCATTTTTACGTCCTATGTTTTTGCCTAGAATAAAGGAGGAATAATCGCAGGTTATAATTTGATCTTTATAACCGTGGCTAGAGCATACCTTAAATCCGTCAGGATATTCTAGAACGGATACGCTCCAGGTTTTAACTTTACCCGTGGAGGAGAGGGAATACAGGGTTGGAAGAGATGTTACTACTTGGGTTGTTGTAGTTTGAGTCATTACTAGCTCCGATCTTCAAATACGTGCCCTACGAAACTCCTTAGTTGAACAGTACCTAGGTGAACCTTGTTATCGGTATTCATTATGTTCATACCAGTAGTATATACCTCAAATTTTCTATCTTCCAGTGTACCTGCTTTAGGGTATAGTTTATCTACTTTAGGGCATAGTGCCCACATGCATATCTTATCATCTTGGTTCTGAACGCTTAAAACTACGGAGCCTTTAGGCATAGAGATGATTTGCTCATCTATTTCTAAAGTATATTTAAGTACTTGTTTCATTTAATAATCCTTGTTATATTAAAAAGCCCAGACTAAGCTGGGCTTTTGTTTTTCTAATTAACTTCCGTTAAAAGAGATAGGGCACGCTCCTCCCGGACAGTCCACATGTTCTTGACCTACGTCCTCCTTGATTTCAGACTTCATATCTGCCTTAATCGCATTGACGATACGCTCGTACTGAGCCTTAGTTGTAGGCTCTTCAGGCTGGTACTCATACGCAGTTGTGTCAGACTGAGGCATAACTGAACAGCATCGAACTTGAGACTGTCCATTTAGCAACGTATCCATAAACTTCTCAAAACTAACCTTGGTAGGGTCGTATTTCAAAGTATATGAAATCTGATTACCAGATTCACGCAAAGGTGTAACGCCGTCTTCTTCAACTCCTGTCAACCAGTATTTCTCTGATAGACGGAGGTACTCGTACTGCTCTTCAGGAGTAGCTTCAGCAGCAGTCACTAGCTTGTCACCCATACCTAGCTTACATATTTCAGGCTGAGTAGGGAATCCTACAATAGTAGTACCCGCATATGAAGTTAACTTCTTAATAGGGTATCCCAACAAACGATAGTTTTCAACCAAAGGATCGTCATTTCGGAACTGAACCCAACGCAAGAACTCTCTCATTGAAGCCAAGTGCCAACCCTCGGTAAGACCAAACAATTTTGAGGTTGTGCCTGCCGGTTTTGCAGTGGTATCAGTATGAGGTACAGATACTCCAAGTTCTAGGGAATATCTACGAGCTTCATTTTGGATGGCGCGTTTAAAACGGGAGAGCATCAACCACATTGGCTTAGATACCTCTTCGTTTACGATATCCTTCCAACCAAATCCGAAGCGGGCCCATACCCACTCATGAAAACCGGTAATACCTACCCCTATACGATTAGTACGTTTAACCTCTTTATCGTATAAGAACTCCATTAAGTTTGTGCGAATCAACGCACGGGTTGCAACTTTAAATGCATCTTCTGCATCATCATCGTTTTGAGCATGATACGGAACAACGTCGGCGATTGTGCAATATCCGCCTAGTATTGACAGAACGATTTCACCGCAGGGGTTGCAGATAACCTTATATAGGGACCTGCCCCACGCGGTAGCCAGTGCTTTTGTTAGCTCTAGCGTTTCTTTCTCAAGTTTATATCTAGAGGATTCTGCAAAGTTACCGTCAGCAAATACTTCAGTGCCTTCCTCTGACCACGTTAATTTCTCCACCGTAATAAACCCAGGCTCACCAGTGCCATCGTAGTACGCCGCTTCGCAACAAGCTAGGAATACTTTCCAGGCATGCATTTCCAAACTTGTAACCGACCCGTTTTCAGATAGACCGCCAAGATTGGCCAGACTTATAGGGGAATGCTGCTTAATACCGTTTACTAATTTCTTGCACTTTTTTACGGCATCCCAGAATTTCATATCCACGGTAACGCTGTTATTACTAGACCATAGAAAACCTCCACGCTTGACGGATACGAAATCAAACACATTCTCATCACGCCAAGTTTTAGTAGCCATACGTGCAGCACGACGAGCACCACCCACTAGTACGCACTCCGCCAAGTAGTGATCAGCGTACATGTTACCTCGCCAAGGATCCATCTTAGCTTCACGTAAGGTAGCTACCTTAGCGATTGCGGCCATTAGAGGTCCTGGACCTGACGCAGGACGATCTTGCATTCCAGCGATAGGTGAGTTGCGAGGACGAACACTTGAGAATTCTAGGATAAGTACGTCATCCCGATAAGTACCTTGAAAGGCCATGATCTCTAGCTTCTCAATTGCCTTAGCCCAACCCTCTCTGGAATCAGGTACTTCAAAGTAGTGAATAGTTTTATTTGCGTAAAGATGTTCTGCATTGCGCTTATCGATAGCAGTAATCTCACCGCTCAAGGAGTCCTTATGGCCAGAGTCAAGGGCGCACACTACGATAGGCAAATTAGCAAAATCTACCATCTGCATGGCATTATCATAGCACCGGCCCACACCGCTACCGTTTAGTAGAAGATAAAAAGTAAGGAACGATACCGCACTCGTACTACAGTTAGTAAACACTTCTCCTGGGCGAGTCTTCTGGGTAGAATCACCATGCTGCAAGTGACGACCTGACATCAGGATAGACGCTTGACGCAAGTGATGATGCATCTTAGTAAATTCTAAAGCCTGATCATCAACGCGTAAGGAGGTATTACCTTCTGCTACCCGAAACGCTACGTCTTCCCATTTTTCGGTATCATCTTTTTCGACAATAGTCAAAGATACTTTTACATTAATCTTACCTACGGAAAGAACAGTTCGTCCCGAAACAATAATTCCAGAACTAATACAATATTCATCTATCTGATGGTCTAGAGAAAGATCATCGTTACGAGGTAATGTAACTACTAACATTTCAGGTGTTGCTAATTTACGACGAATCTTACGATTAATAGTTCGTGCTGCAACTGCTTCGCCCATACCTTTTGAATACGTGCGGGCAGGGGTCGATGACTGTCCTGATAGAGATTCTTTAATCAAAGTAGATAATGCATTGTTCATTTATATTTTTCTTTAAGTATTAACATATATTAGGGGTTTCAAAGACATAGCTTAGCTATCCTCTAGGAAACCCCTGCTTTGGGAACTTAGTTTAAGGCTTTAATTCAGACTGGTTTAGTCTTATTCTCACCGTGCTTGACGCCTAACTCATACGCGTATTGTATTTGTCGAGCGTGGTAGTCTGAGTAAGTTCCGCAATCCAAAGTCTGAGTAGATCTACCTGCTGTAGTAACCAATCCATCTAACTCACCTGCGTTAACTACGGTTAGGTGACGTGTAGCCATGGACTCTGGAGTACTAAAGTCGTCTGCATAGCTCATTTATTAGCCTCTGAATCTGAAGCATCGTCGTCGCCTACACTAAACGACATAAGCAACGGAGCGTTTACGTCTACGAACTCAGCCTCCTCGTCCGTGCTGATATTCTCTTTAACAACACCTGGCTTAGCCAGACCTACCGCAGCCAACTGCTCTTCTAGAGAGGCATTCTTCAGGTGTAGCTTAAACAAGGTTTCAGAAGCAAGAAGGATCAGGGCTTGTTGTTTTGCAATAGTATCGCGTAGTTCCAGGATAACTTGCTTGGCTGACTGACGGGTTGCGACTGGGGTTTCGGTTACTTCTGAAGTGATTTCGACGTTGTTCATGGTATTGGTACTTTCTAGAGCTTGGGTGGTTGGAGGAAGTGCGGATACTACTTGGATTGAAGATTGGTTCAGGTCAGTTGGGGTCATGGTGTTATCCTTCGATTATTTCTTCATTAAAAACAGGGCGTTTGTTTTTTCCATAGTTAGGATTTCTAGCCCAAAGCCATCTTCCTAACATATGCTTATCTTTCTTTGCAGCGTGAGTAGCAGGGCAGGTAGCCCATCCAGGCTCATCCACTCCGTGAAAACGACAGTCCGTAAAGTCATTGCTTCTACAGAAACACATGCGGGTTCGTACCCATAGATCCTGCCCAGATCTATCTTCTAACGGGATGTTGCCGTAAGAGTCGTCTGCGGCATGGATTTGTCCAGCCGTATTTTTATTGCTTTTAGCATAGGCTTCATTATTCTCTTCAGGAGGTTCTAAATCTAAAGTAGACACCGAGCTGGGAATTTCTGAAGGCCTAGATAATTTTGGTTTAGCCATTTTTAGTCTAGTTTACTTAGGTTGTGTAAAATTGATATATGTAGATTTCTCTACATATTCATTATACCAGGTTTTTGATTATTGTTGAATACTCGTATTAGAACACTAATCCTTGAAACGCAACAAGGGCGTCTAATGCATCCTGCTCTCCACCCAGCATAAGAGAGTCTTTAGCCACTGTTACTGCCTTGTTAATGAGAATTAGTTTTATATTAACTTCGGATTCATATCGAACGACTATGCTCCTATTATGCAATTCTGCAGCCTTGATCTCTTCAGTATTAGTAGGCATAGCTAGTTTTTGTAGATCGGAGTAACTACCTTGTATACCAAATCTAGCTAGAATATCTTTATAACCAGGTATCAGTGTGACCTTAGTTGGTAATCCCCCTAGTTCTTTAGCAACTTCTGTCCAGGTAGGGTATTCTGGGTACTGATTTGACGAAATAGACTTATTCTCTGGCTTAGCGTAGAACGTATGACTAACTGCTAATCGCTTTTCCGAAGCTATAGAGTCTAGGCGAGCGGAAGCGTATTTACGTTGTGTTTGGGTAAGTGCCATTTGATTCTTTCGGTTTGATTAATACACTAAGAAAACCTGGGAGAATTCCCAGGCTTGATTTACTAATAGACTACTTCATTGTGGCTAGGATTGCCTCACACTCGACTTGAGTTATTCCGCGATGTACTGTTTTCAGATTACCCCACGTAGTACCTAATTCTGTTTCACTGCCGATTGGTAGAGTCAACCAAGAGAACATGGTTTGTGGAAACTCGTTCATGTAATAGTTAACAATTTCAATAGCCTCGGCCGCTCTCTCGATAGGTACCTCTAGCTCAGCGGAGTCGTACACAGTCGAAGTCGAGAATCCCCCGATCTTCTTAATAGCCTCATTAAGATTTGCAAATACGATTAAACCCAGAGTAGACGTAGGGGATTGGACCTTTACGTTTACACTATTACGTAGTGCCGCGTTGTACGCCGCCGTTTGTTTAAAACAAGCGTTGGTTCCAAATTGCTGTTTACGTTGACCGAATGGGGTCACATTACGATGGTTCCACAGAGCTTCGTTATGAGTCACCTCAACGAACGTTTTCATACGAGGATAAGCTTCAAAGAATAGTTTCATGTACTCTTCCGCTTTCTCCTTTGTTACATTCAACTGGAAGGCTATACCTCCTGCCGAAGATCCGTAAATAATGCTGAAGGTCAATACTTTTGCTACTTGTCTACGTTCTTTATAATCCCTATACTTCGGATGGCTTGGATCTTCCACGATATGAAAGAATTCTAAATACGGTATACCCATCATCAAGGACGCAGATGAGCTATGGAAATCTCGACTCTCCTTAACCGCTTGCAACATGTTCTCATCACCACATAGTGCTGCTAGTATCTTTACCTCTGCAGAGCTGAAGTCCGTTGCTATAAAACAATATCCAGGTCTAACCGTATAACAATCCCGGATGTTATAGCCATGCTTAGGACGGGGTAGCTGAAGTAAGTTTGGGGAATCTCCGGATATCCTAAAACCCGAAGTTCCGTGGAGGTTATATTGAGGGTGAATACGCCCATCTTTCTTAACCCAATCTGATACATATGATTTGATAAACGTATTAAAGGTTGACGATATATCCTTTCTTTTCGCCATATGTGCAAGGAACTGCTTATCCGGGTCTGGGGTTATATATTTACCCGGTTTCATAGGGTCCAGACCTGCAAGATGTAGTATTGCGTGGCCGTCAGTACTGGGCTCTCCTGACGCCGTAAAAAATTCAGGAGTAAACCCTAAAGTTCCGTATAGATACTTCGCAACTTCTGTTCCAGAATCCAGATTTAAACCCTCTGGAATTTTACCTTTTAATAAAGCATCAAACCCTGCTACCTCCGCAATCATCTTATTAGCTATCTCTTTGTTCATAGCCTCGTCATACTGCATACCATTTAACTCTAGATCAATAATGTAATCTAAAGCTATTTGAGTTACCTCAAAGTTAGTATCTAGTATAGATTTCAGCCTAGTAGAGATTTGTACACCCGTCTCATCATCTATTAGCTGAGTGGGCTCATCCACCAGCTGAGGCCACATTTTCACCAACAAAGTACTGGTTGCAATGCAGTCTAACCCTGCATACAGGAGCAGGTCTGAAAATGGAAAATCTTCATAGGTTGTGTAAATAGGTAAAGCTTCAGCTTTAGGCTTTACCACTTTTGGTTTTACAGGTTTAACTACCATCTAGTTCCTCACTTTCAACGTCTGTTTCCTCTTCTTCATTTTCCAAATCCACATCTCCAGGCTTGGGTTTCTTGGCTCTGGTCAAATTTGGAAGCAAGGATTCATACCCGGAGATGTTCAACTCTGGGCACCAGTCCCCTACCCCGGACTTCAAGCTATAGCACCCAGACTCTCCTGAGCTTAAAGCGTGCATCAGAAGCATGGTATCTGCAAAGAATCCCCTAAGCCGAACCCCTTTTGTTGCAGCCATGTATATTATATCAAACTTAAAGTTATGCCCAATCTTAGGAATAGCTTCACTTAATACAATAGGTACTATTAATTTCCAAGCTACATTAGGATTAAAAAAGTTATTCTCTCTATGCCATAAAGGAATGACATGCGCAACAATAATTCCAGAAATAGGATCCCTCCAACCGAATTGAATAGTAAGAATCTTGGCGGAGTCAATCCAAGGGTCCAAGGAAGAAGTCTCTAAGTCCAGGCTAATGATCGTATCTTCCTTTAACTCCAGGATGGTCTGAACAGTATTTTGTACGTCTGTCAAAGACTTACAAATAGTTATGTTTTTACGTTGGTCGTCCACCCCTTCTTGTAGAGTTTTTACTATTAGTTCACCTCGTACTATTTGTGCAGCTTTTTTAAAGTCCCTAACGATAACACCCATGTAATCTGCAGACCACATTTTCCCGGAAGCGTTTTGACGAATCATGGATAAGACCCTGGGGTGTAGAGTAATTACGACATGAGCCCCAGTTTCCTGTTTAACTATATGACCCCTATTACCTGTATTACTGTGTTTCTTAAAACCTAATAGCTTTGTAACTAACGTACTCAAGCTAATAATAACTTTAGGCTTACACCTGTCTATTTCCTCGTACAAGTAAGGCTTACACTTCGACAGCACAGTAGATGTAGGTGCCTTGCCTCTAGGGAAGTCAGTCTCAGTAGGCTTACATTTGGATAAAGAAACTAACCTGTATGTAAGTCCTGTAAAGCCTGCTTTCTGGCAAATGAAGTTGATAATACCTTGCTGAATAAGTTCTTGACCGTTATCTCTACGGTCGTACTTACCATTAGGCGCAGCGTGATCCTGAATGATGAGAATATCTACAGAAGTGTTTAGAAGTCTAACTTCTTTATTATTTTGACAACGTATCTTACATACCTTTTCGCAGTAGGTAGGCTGGATAATGCTAAAGTCCTCCTTAGATACGATAGCGGCCTCAACAGAAGGCGTTATCTTTGGCAAAACATACAACTGGTCCAAAGTCATGAGCATCGTTTTAGATACTCTAACTGGCTTATTCTTAATCACCGGTGTAATAACATCCGGGCCCGGTAAGGCTTGGTCGGTCATTTATAAACTCCTAAAAATTAAGAAGGTACTAAGGGTTTGAATGTTTCAAGGAATGGCTTTTCCTTAAACACTACGTACTTAGGTGTTTTGGCAGTATCGTTTGATACAATATAATCCCCTGGACATACTACAGAAGGATAAAAGAACTTAGATCCTTTATATAAAACCCCATGGTCCCAAAGAGGTTTCTTGCACGTCCCGCAAAGGTCCTCTTTATGATTTTTATGAATGGGGTACTGCTCTACAATCTTCCCCTCCTTTGTTTTATCGTCACCGTCCAAAGGATGGTCTCCGTTCTTGAACCACTGAGTGGCCTCTACGAATTCAGGGTTTCTCATATAAAGCATATCTATCTCCTTGCTTAGTTAACCGTTTAAATACTCAAAGTAGTTTGCTCGAAATACATCAGGTTTCATGGAAATATACTTTGTAGATATACCGTTAGTTTCCGTAACAATGTAATTTCCAGGGCATACCCTCTCCCCTGCACCCCCGGAATCTATCCAACCGTGATCATTCATAGTCACGCCACACCCCGGACATTTACCAGTAATAGTAGGATGCCTATATCGTCGTACCACTTCACCTTCGTAGTCGAAAGACTCACTCATAGTTAAATTATCATCAGGATGATCTCCGTTCTTGAACCATTGAGTAGCTTCTATAAGATTTGGTTTTTGTATGTAAAGCATATTTGTTTCCTTGTTTAATTACAGGTACTTGAAAGTACTAGAGTAGTCCCCAGTACTTTCCTTATACCACGTTTATGCGTAGTGTTGAATACTTAAATTCTCTTATCTTTAAGAGAATATGTTTTACCAACTTCAACTTTATTAATAGTAATACAACCAGTGTAACCCTTATAAAGAGGAGACTTACTACATTCGGTAAGGTTAACTCTAGCACTTGCCATTTTAGCGAACTCGGTGCGACCGGGTAGCGCATCAAACTCTACTTGAGAGTATACATGTACTAAGGATGATTCCCAAGTAGCATCGTCACTCCACTGATTGCTAACCCAAACCCCGTATGTAACCACGTACACGCTCTGCTTAATCTCAGGTTGGGCTTCGGGCGCAGTAAACGGTGCAGGATCTTCAGGAATCCATTTGGAAGCCGCAGAAGGCACCTCCACGCTGTTTGTTTTAGGAGTTGAGGAAAGCGTAGGTACAAGAGAGGGTATTGCCTCGGAAGCCCTCTTAGACAGTTCTTCGGATTTTCTAAGAGACACGTAATCATTAAAACTCAAAACCTCACGTTGAATTGCCCACTCATCAATATACCCACGAATAATACTCATAGCATCGTCTACTGTTACTCCTGTAAAAGACGATGCCCAGGCTACCGATAAACTATGTAGCCAAGGATCGTTATCTGAGGCAGCAGAAGGCACCTCCACGCTGTTTGTTTTAGGATTTGATACCAGCGTAGCAGAGGTCTCCTTAAGGGTCTCCTGGACATTCCTAGAGGTCAACCACTTCCAGAATGGCTCAGAGCTATCCGACCATACCCAAGTCCCGTACAACGCAGCGGTCTCAGGATCTAGTACAGGATATTCAACCTTGGCATCCTCGTCTTTAAAGAGGGGATTGGGAAAAGGGTTAAGAATCGATTTGGAAGGCTCAGGAGGGGTATTGGGGAGGTTTAAAGAAGGAGTCGAGGGAAACATGGGTTGAAGTAACTCAACGGGCTCCAAGAGGCTTAGGTGGGATATTGATGACAGGATACCTTCATAGATTACGCTAGGGGAAACGGGGGAGGGAGTATCTCGGCTAAGAACTTCTAGTTTTGGAAAACGGCTTAGGATAACCAAAGCAGGAACTACGAGGGATAAGTGAGGGTATGTCATAAGGAGCCTTAATCAGGGTGAATAGATTAAACATTTGATAACATTTGGAGTGCATTGTCCAAATTGTCCTGGATTTGTCCTATTGTCCTGAAAACCAGGACAACTGATTACCCAATAGGTATTGACTGTCCTGTTTTCCAATAATAAAAACAGGACAGAATTTTGAGAAATAGTACTAGTGTCTATTGGTG